TTGATAGAAGCTACTTGTGAAGCGTGTAAGGCCACTTTTATCAATTCAGACATTGCCAGAGCAGAACGTAAAGCGTGTGCAAAGATAGTAGACGAATGGGTGCTTGCTTATCCACACCCATCAAAAGCTATTGCTGAACAAATCCGAGCAAGGGGACAAGAATGACTGACGAAGAAATCATAGCCAAAATTATGGCTAACCAATGGTGGCCGTTCGACCGAGTGGATCCCAAGATACTTGAGGAGATACAACGTAGGGATAAGCAGAAGGCCGTCGCTGAGATGGAGGAAGCACCACTATGACTGAACTTGGATTTTTTGTAGTTGCGTTTGCGTTTGTATGCGCATTGATGAACGCAGGTTTGGTGATGTTTTTAATATGGATGGTTTACAGGAGCATGAACAATGATTGAATTTACACTTACGGAGATAGTCCTATTGGCATGGGCGGGCATTGCCACAGGCATGGCACTGCACTATTGGGAGGAAGATAGGAACCACAGGAAATTTGTGACTACCTTGATTGAGAACAAGGGGTTACGAGAAGAATTTTATAGCAAGATTGATAAACACATTGAGGAGCACAAAGAATGTTAAGTAGCATAAAACAACTGATAAGTGCAAGTAAATCACAAGAAGTTTTACATGCAAGAAACCCCAACGAATTACGCACAGATACCAACGTGAAGTTTGGTGTAATCCAAGCGTTGAATGGCAAGATCATTGAGATCAGTACGTACAAACCCAACCACAATGGGCCTGACTGGACACACCAATGCTATATCGTAAAAGACGAAGAGACGCTAGCAGAAGCTATGGCGACTGTGATTACGATGAAAGGGCTAGAGCAATGAAGAAATGGGACGGATTCGACGGAGCGATCCTTGGGCCAGCGAACATTTGGAATGGCAATACTAGAGTAGAGGTATTGGTTTACGATGGCGATGCTATGCGAGATATTTTGATGAAGCGTGACTCCATGAGCATGGAAGATGCACGTGAGTTCATTGAATACAATCTTGAGGGGGCCTACATTGGTGAGGATACACCTGTCATCGTATGGACAAATGATTTATATTGGGAGGAGGAAGAATGATATTCGACCGTATCGACGAGTTGAAAGCGGGAATGGAAAAGAAAAAGCATGGGCGAGGTCTTGGTAAGAAGCCTGCGCTCAAGCACTTGAGTTTGCGATTGCCAGTGGAGGTGCACGAGTTCTTTGACAAGCACTACCCCTACAAGAAACAAGCCAAGATCAGAGAAATTCTTACTAATTTTGTTAAACAGGAGAAAACCAAATGAAAAGTAGAGCACAAACGGTACGTGAGTACATGGAAGCAAACCCCAAAGCAACCCCTGCGGAGGTAGCCAAGAAGTGCAAGGTCACGACTCAGTACGTGTACCAAGTCAAGTCTGACGAGAAGAAAAGGTTAACTAAAAAAATAGAAGAGCATATGGATAATATCAATGCTATGAACAGAGAACTTGTGTACAAGGAGCGTTTGGGCAGAGCCAAATTAAAGATGCAAGCGTCATTCGATAGAGAACCGCCCGCACCTGAACCAATCCCCGTGCTCCGCATTACGACGGAAGAGCCAAAGGCCGACAACGTCAATCACCCACCACATTACAAGACTGGTGGTATAGAAACTATTGACTTCATCGAAGCAAAAGAATTAGGCTATCATTTGGGTAATGTTGTCAAGTACGTTACTAGAGCCAAGCACAAGGGCAATGAAATCGAAGACCTTAAGAAAGCACAGTGGTATTTAGAACGTGCTATTATGAAGCTACACATTTAAAGCGGGTTGCTTAAATCACGTGTAAGGAAACCTTGCAGATGCGAACTTATACGTGCTACGTACGTTCCCGCTTTTAAGATTTTTAACGTACGTAGACCTTTCCAACCATGAGGGGGGCATGGAATCTGCATAACCCCCCACCATAATATTTGTTATCGCTACCTATATTTACTCTTGACAAAGTCTAATGCGCATTTATAATCAAGCGCATGGCACAAACCCCCGAAGCAAAAGTTAAAAAGCAAATCAAGGCTATCCTTGAGAAGCATGGTGTGTACTACGCTATGCCGATTGGGTCAGGCTTTGGTAACGCAGGTGTCCCTGACTTTTTGTGTTGCGTGAACGGCAAGTTCTTGGCGATCGAAGCCAAGGCAGGGAATAATCAACCGACTGCATTACAAGATAAACACCTACGTCGGATTGAGGAAGCGGGCGGTGATGCGTGGGTAGTTAATGAAACTAACTTAATTCATTTAGAAGATTTTGTAGCGGAGAATATGAAATGACAACGCTTGAAATTAAAAATCAGTTACTACCCATTTTTAACAAAATGTTTGAGGAAGTATACAACGCACACAAACCCACTGAATACCGAATGAAGTTTAGCTACGGCAAGTATTCCATATACCGATGGGATTATGAGAATGGTAAAAGAACAAGCTCAACCTTAGCAAAAGGGCTGAGTAAAGAGGAAGCAACTGGAATGATGAAACTTTTACAGGAGGACTAAAATGAGTGAAATATCAGCAGGAGTGCAAGCATTGGTAAGCAGGATGGGGTCTCACCCCGAAGAATTCTTTGACCCCAAAGAGAATAGCGAGTGGGCTTTCATTTACAAAGAAACATTTAGAGACGTGATGACGGAGCCTGAGAAAGCCGCCATTCACACTGCACTTAAGGCAGTACGCAGAAAAGAGTTTGAGTCCAAAGTATTAAAACAGATTCTCCGTGCGGACGTACAAGATAGCGTACCACCCAACACTTCCCTAGCATACAAGATGCTGACAACGGAGGGATCATGGAAATAATCTCCCCAATGGTGACGATGCTCGCCGAGCGTATGCGCACGAATCCCGAAGACTTTGTTTCTACCAATAAGAAAAATTTGGTTGGTAGTACTCCCCCTAAGTTTTACGAGATCGCACAGATACTCGCTGATATTGTCGCTGAACCTAATGCAAAATACTATTGGTTTCTTAGCGATACCGAAAAGGAAATGCTGATGGGTGCGTACCGTGATCTGTGCCGAAAGCGTTTTGAAGACAATTGCATGGAAAGATTACTTGAAGATAAACAAGAATATGAAGGCCCCGCTTTAGGCCCCACTATTATCAGAGCGCAAGGTAGGTATCAAACAATGCCTTGGATAGACCCACGATCACTTTACGGACAACGTGAAGATTTACGTGAAGACTTAGTACGAGTGGGCGTAGGCGAGAACGGTGTAAACACAGTACATACGTCATCTCTTGCGCAACGAATAAACGGTGCATTGAATAAGATGATAAACAAATGAGCATAATTACAATTGACTTTGAAACTTTTTACTCTAGAGAGTTCAGTCTTACCAAGATGACAACCGAGGAGTACGTAAGAAGCGAGCAGTTCGAGGTGATCGGCGTGGCGGTGCAAGTGGATGATGGTGAGCCCAAATGGTTCACTGGAAACATGAGCATGACGAAACTCTTTCTCGATAGCTTTGAGATGCACAAACACATGGTGCTAGCCCACAATGCTCAGTTCGACGGGGCCATATTGAGTTGGCTATTTGACATTAAGCCTAAGAAGTGGTTGGATACGCTGAGCATGGCACGAGCTATTCACGGTACTGAAGTAGGCGGTAGCTTGAAGAAGCTGGCTGAACACTACGATGTCGGGGTCAAAGGCGAGGAAGTGGTCAATGCACTGGGGTTGCGCCGAGAGGATTTTCCCGCCGACCAACTGGCACGCTACGGTGAATATTGCCGAAACGACGTGGCGCTAACTTATGCTATCTTTAACCTGATGATGCAGGACTTCCCAACGTTTGAGCTAAGCCTGATTGACTTGACCTTGCGTATGTTCACCGAGCCAGTATTGGTGTTGTCCACAGACTATTTGCATACCCATTTACTTACAGTTCGCCTACACAAAGAAAACCTGTTGCAGAATTTTGATAAAGACATCTTGATGAGCAACCCCAAGTTTGCCGAGCTACTTATTGAACACGGCATTGAGCCCCCAATGAAGACTAGCCCCGCCACAGGTAAGCAGACGTTTGCGTTCTCTAAAACGGATGAAGCGTTCAAAGAGTTGCTTGAGCATGACGACCCGCAGGTGCAAGCTCTAGTGGCAGCGAGGTTAGGCACTAAGTCTACGCTAGAAGAAACAAGGACTGCTCGGTTTCTGGACATGGCAAACCGTGGGCCAATGCCAGTTCCCTTAAGATACTATGCCGCCCACACAGGTCGATGGGGCGGTGATGACAAAATCAATCTACAAAATCTGCCCCGCCAATCTCCCATCAAACGTGCGATCTTAGCCCCTGAAGGTTATTTGTTGGTCGACTCAGATTCATCTCAGATTGAAGCAAGAACTCTAGCATGGCTAGCCGAGCAAAACGATTTAGTGGAGGCATTTGAAAATGGACAAGACGTATACAAGATCATGGCATCTGCTATCTATGCTAAAGGAGAAGCAGAAATTACAAAAGACGAAAGGTTCGTTGGTAAGACAACGATTCTCGGTGCGGGGTACGGCATGGGGGCGACTAAGTTTAAAGCGCAACTTAAAACGTTTGGAGTGGAGATCGAGGAGGAGGAATCAAAAAGAATTATTACGACGTATCGAGAAACGTACCCGTCTATTGTTGAATTATGGAGACAGGGGGCAATAGCCCTTAAAGCCATCATGAACAATGAAACTACCAAGCTAGGCCGAGAGGGAGTCCTTATGGTCGACGGCAAGAAAGGCATCAAGTTGCCTAATGGTTTATACCTACGTTACCCTAACTTGAGAGTGCAGACCACCGACGGCAAAGATGAACTTGTTTACGATAACAAAAAGGGCCGGATGTCTGTGCCAACTAGAATATACGGTGGTAAGGTGATTGAGAATGTGTGTCAAGCTCTAGCCCGCATCGTGATCGGTGAGCAGATGCTAATGATTGCTAAGAAATACAAAGTCGTCATGACTGTGCATGATGCGATTGCTTGTATCGTCCCGGAGCAGGAAGTTGAGACTGCTAAAGAATATGTTGAATTGTGTATGCGTATACGCCCACAGTGGGCCCCCGACTTACCATTAAATTGCGAATCGGGTTTTGGTAAAAGTTATGGAGATTGCTGATGCGTGTACTGTGGAAGTACATCAATAAACGCACAAGGGACGTACATTTTTCATGGGGAAGATGGAGCCGAGGCGATGCTTATGGCTTTTGGGAATTTAGATTACCTCCGGAGGGATAATGACTGATGATATTGTAGAGATGGCTAAACAAGCAGGTTTTGAAAGGCTTGGTGTATATGCTCAATTTGGCAATGATTGGGTGGGTTTTACTAAAGACCTTGAGACTTTTGCCAAACTAGTAGCAGAAAAAGAACGTAGGGCATGTGCAAGGATATGTGCTGAAGTTGGCATGTGGGATTTAGTACATGAAATTGAAGGAAGGGGACAAGAATGACTAAAGATGAGCCTGTTGCGTGGGGCATGGAAAAAAACGGAGTTATCCTTGATGTAATCTGCCCTGCCGAGCACGAGCGTGAAGAAGGTGAATACACCATACCTCTTTACACCCAAGCAGAACGCACATGGATAGGACTGACAAAAATGGAACTTGTAAAGTGTGGAGTTTTTCCTTGGGGGAATTCGTATCAACTTTATCAAGCAATTGAATTCAAGCTGAAGGAGAAAAATCATGGCTAATATCATATGGTCATTCAGTAGCCTTAAGACATTTCAGCAATGCCCTAAAAAGTATTACCACTTAAAGGTAGCCAAGGATGTTAAAGATACAACAGGTGAAGCGGCGCTGTACGGAACAGAGATGCACCTAGCGGCAGAGGAGTATATCCGTGACGGTAAAGACTTACCGCCAAAGTTTGAGTACCTGCGTTCTTCTTTAGACAGATTGAATGCAATTGAAGGAGACAAATATTGCGAAGTAGAGCTTGGTTTGACACGGAACTTAGAAGAGTGCACTTTCGATGCTCCGAATGTGTGGTGGCATGGGGTGGCCGACCTAGTGATTATCAATCGGAAGTCGGGGACGTGCTATTCGATAGATTACAAGACATCAAAGAATGCGAGATATGCGGACGTGACGCAACTCGATCTCGTCGCTTGTGGGCTATTCGCAAAATTTCCGGAAGTGAAGAGGATAAAGTCGGCGCTTATGTTTGTAGTGAGCAAGGAATTTATCAAGGCTGAGCACGTAGCGGAAACAAAACAGAAGTACATGGATAAAGTTTTACCTCATATTGACCGACTGGAAGCATCATTTCAGAACGGCGTATGGAATGCTAAGCAAGGTGCATTGTGCGGGTGGTGTCCAGTCACCCATTGTGAACATTACGTAAACAGGAGTAGAAAATGAACGAAGACGAACAAGCGGCGTTAGCCTATTTAAAACTGCAAGATGATGCAAGGAAATTGATTCGAGATGTTATTTTTGATTTACTATTGGTCAAAGATGACCCTGCATCTGAGATCGTTCACAGTGTGCTTATTGACATCATTCGGACTGCAATTGAGGACAAAATAGATGTGAGTAGTAACGATGTCAATCCCATAAAACTTCCGCAACATAAACTTCAAGATGCAATCCTTAAACTAGTATTTCCACACAGGAGTTAACATGACTGAAGAGGAAAAACAACAAGCGGTGGCTTATTTAAAACTGCAAGAAGATGTGAAGCAACTGATAATTGACACCATATATAAAGAATTACAAAACTATGGGAGCCCCTTACATAACCATATTACCACTGCAGTGCTTGGCAATTATTCAACAGACCAAAAAATTAAAGACGTTATCAAAAAACAAATGGAGAAATTCTAATGACTGAAGAAGAACAACAAGCAACACTAGCGTACATCAAACTGCAAGACGATGTAAAGGGAATGATTGTAGATGTAGTGACCAAAGAATTTATAAACAAAGAAAGTAAACTTAGTCGTTTTATCGGCAATTACATTGAGCGCACCGTGGTCAATGTAATCGGCAGAACAGTGCACGAAGAACTTGACAAGTACAAACAGCAAATGATAATGGAGATCTGCCTAGCAGTAGGTAAAACAATGCAAGTTGCTGATAAACAAGGCCGTACTCCTTTATGGGAAACCGACCCCGCAGAATTTGGATTGGGCGAAGCGGATTTAAATAGCCACATGATCGAAGGAAGTCAAAATGCCATACGTAAACAAACCTAGACCGTACAAAAAAGAGTACAAGCAACAAGTGGAGCGTGGTGAACACGAGTCCCGCATGGAGCGTCAGCGTGCCCGCAACGAGATGGACAAGAAGGGCATCGACCGCAAGGGTAAAGACATCGACCACACAATTCCCTTATCCAAGGGCGGTACAAATGCTCCGTCGAACTTGAAACTCAAGACCCCAAGCGCCAACCGATCTTTCAGTAGAAACAGTGATCACACGGTCAAAAAGAACAAACCCAAGAAATGAGCTTAGCTACATACAACTGGCCCCGACCACACGGATACACTCCGTTCGCCCACCAAGTTCAGACTGCGGATTTCTTGACCAAACACCGAAAGGCATTCTGCTTTAACGAGCAGGGTACAGGTAAGACTGCGTCAGTCATTTGGGCAACCGACTACCTCATGACACGGGGTATCTTAAAGCGGGTTTTGATTGTATGTCCACTCTCGGTGATGAAGGCCGCATGGCAGGAAGACTTGTTCAAGTTTGCCATACACCGCAGGGTCAGTGTTGCTTACGGCAGTGCACGTAAACGCAAAGAAATTGTTCTTGGTGGCGCTGAGTACGTCATCATTAATTTTGATGGGATTGAGATTGTTAAGAATGAAATCATTCAAGGTGAGTTTGACCTGATCGTGGTTGATGAAGCGTCAGCCTATAAGAACGCACAGACAAACAGATGGAAAGCGATGAGGGATTTGGGCAAGCACATCCATGGACTGTGGATGTTGACTGGAACGCCAGCCGCTCAAAGCCCTGCGGATGCTTACGGATTGGCAAAGTTAGTCAGCCCAACCAACGTACCAAAGTTCTTTGGTGAGTTTAAAACACAAGTGATGTACCGAGTCAGTGAGTTTCGTTGGTTACCCAAAGCCGACGCTGATCAAACAGTACACAAAGCTCTTCAGCCCGCTATCAGATTTGAGAAAGCACAGTGCCTAGACCTGCCACCACTTACCTATACTGATCGAGACGCACCACTCACGCCGCAGCAGTTGGCGTACTACAAGAAACTTAAGAGTCAGATGTTGATCGAAGCAGCGGGTGAAGAAGTCAGTGCTGTCAATGCCGCATCTAAATTAACCAAGCTACTTCAGATTTCATGTGGTTCAGTGTACACAGACACTGGGCAGGTGGTGGACTTTGATGCGTCGAGCCGACTGAAAGTGGTCAAGGAAGTGATTGATGAGTCGAGCCACAAGGTGTTGATCTTTGTTCCATTCACCCACACGATTGAATTGTTAACGAAATACTTAACCAAGAACGGAATTACAAACGATGTTATTAACGGCGATGTGAGTGCAAACAGACGTGCAGAGATTATCAGAGAGTTCCAGAGCAATCCAGAGCCAAAGGTTCTCGTCATTCAGCCACAAGCCGCATCTCATGGTTTAACCTTAACCGCCGCCAACACAATCATATGGTATGCTCCGTGCACCAGTGTTGAAACCTATCTCCAAGCAAACGCAAGGATTGATAGACCCGGGCAACGTAATCCAATGACGATCGTACACATAAGAGGTAGCGCAGTTGAGAAGCGCTTGTACGAAATGCTCAGGAACAATATCAATAACCATGCGAAAATAATTGAGCTTTATAAACAAGAATTAGGGGAAGAAGACTTGACAATGTCTAACCCCGACGTATAATAACAAAACCATAACAAAGAAAGGAACTAATTATGGACGATCAAGTTCAGGAAGAAAAGCCCTCCGTTGATTCTCTAGCCCAAACGTATATCAAGATGCGTGACAAGCGAGAGGTACTCAAACGAGACTGGGAAGCTAAAGATACCGAGATTAAAGCTCAGATGGAAGTCATCGAGCAAGCACTGCTTGATCTTTGCAAAGAGATCAACGCAAACAGTATCTCCACCAATCATGGCACGGTTATTCGATCAGTTAAATCACGGTACTGGACGAACGACTGGGATTCATTGTATCGAGTTATCAAAGAACACGATGCATTCGGCCTGCTTGAGAAACGAATTCAGCAAACGCATATGAAAGAGTTTCTACAAGAGAATCCAGATCTTCTCCCCGCTGGCCTCAACGTGGAGAATCAATACACCGTACTTGTTAGACGTAAAAAGGAAGAGTGAAATGAGTAACGTAGCATTATTTAACCAAGACTTACCCGACTTTCTGCAATCTGCGCCAGTCAGTGAGTTAACCAAAAACTTGGCCGGTAAATCTGGCGTCCCCCGTATTGTGCCCAAGAACGGAATCTTCCGTAAGATGCTCGGCACTGATGAGCAGGGCAAAGTTAAAGGCGATTTGGAAGTTGTGATCATCAACGCTTCACCAAAAGTGGGACGTATTTTCTATGTAAAAGCATGGAATCCTGAGTCAGAGCCAACATCACCCGACTGCTTCTCTAACGATGGCCAAACACCCGATAAAGGTTCAACCAATCCACAAGCTGAGCGTTGCGATTCTTGCCCCAACAACATCAAAGGTTCAGGTCAAGGCACATCCAAGGCTTGCAGATACACACGACGTATTGCAGTGGTTCTTGAGGAGGACTTTGGTACTTCATTAGAAGGCCGAGTCTACCAAATGAACTTGGCATCCAAGTCTTTGTTCGGTGAAAGCATCGGCGACAACAAGTTTATTTTTGAAGACTACACCAAGCACTTGGCTAATAACGGCAAGAGCATTGAGCACGTTGTCACTTCATTGAGCTTCAATGAGAACAATGATAACCAGTCTATCCTGTTCACGCCTATGCGCTATATCAGTAAAGATATTTACGCAGTCACAAGCAACGCCGCCGCCAAGCCTGAAGTGCAGAAGATGGTCATCATGACACCATATGAAGCACAAGCAAGTGGTATGAAATCTTTGCCGAAGGCTGAGCCAAAAGCTGAAGCGGTTCAAGAGCCAATCCAAGAGCCAGTCAAACGTCCTAAAGCTGAAGCCCCTGCGGTTGCGCCCAAGAAAGACTTAGACGATGTTCTCAAAGCATGGAGTGAGGAATAAGTATGAGCTATGGTTACAGTCAACGTTTAATTGAAGCGAATAAAGTAGCAGATGATTCGTTGGGTGTAGCCCTTGGCCGTTTGTGCATTGAACGAAGCATTCCAGTTAACACGGTTGCCGAGTACCTCGGTGTAAGTCGTGCTACGATTTATAATTGGTTTTGGGGTTCAACACTCCCAACCAAAGGCCACAGTGAACTGATTGTTTCGTTCATGCGTCAGCACAAGAAACGGAAGTAAACATGTTTGATCTACTAGATGCTGTTCTACCAGCAGAGGGTAGGTACTGCGTGTTTGGTTTGGGTAAGTTCCCAGACCAGCGCTTCTGCGATACACGTGCTGAAGTTGATGTAATAGCGCAAGAGTTTGTCAAAAACAAAGTCAATGCTTTCTATGGCTGTGCCAAGTATGGAGAACTGAACAACAGGACTCATGCGAACGCACAGTTCTTTAGAGCACTATGGGTTGACATTGATTGTGGTATTGCAAAAGCTGCTGAAGGCAAGGGCTACGCTACGCAAGCGGAAGGTTTAACTAGGTTCAAAGAGTTTGTCAGAGCCGCCCATCTACCTACGCCAATCGTAGTGGATTCAGGTTATGGCATCCATGCATACTGGTTGTTGGAAGAAACAATACGCCGACCCGAGTGGGAAGCATTGTCCGATAGACTTGAAGAGCTGTGCAAAGAGCACGGACTCATTGTTGACCCTGCTGTTTTTGAAGCATCCCGAGTACTTAGAATACCCGGAACTTTTAACTTTAAAGGTGAAGAGCCTGTTGAAGTAAGAGTACTCTACGAAAATTCTTTGCGTGTTCCATACGCAGAAATGAAAGAACTACTCGGCGCCCCCGAGCCTAAAGAAGAACGGCCTGATTTTATCCCGAGGACGATGAGCCCTTTGATGACTCAGTTGGTATCCAACAGAGTTAGACGGTTCAAGACCATCATGATGAAGTCGGTTGAAGGCACAGGTTGTGCACAGCTTTTGCACTGCTTTCAAAACCAAGACACGATTGAGTATAACCTTTGGCGCAGCGCTTTATCCATTGCTGCTTTTTGCGTAGACAGAGATACTGCGATCCACAAGATTTCAAAAGACCATCCTGACTATGACTTTAGAGCAACCGAGCGCAAAGCCGATGACGTTGTAAAGACAGGTGCACCGCACCACTGCTCGACATTTGAGAAGAACAATAAAGGATTTTGTGATGGCTGTATGCACAAGGGCAAGATCAAATCTCCCATAGTGCTCGGCGATGAAGTTGCCGAAGCCGACGATGAAGATAACACGGTTGAGATTGAGAGCGAAGAAGGCACGGTAGAGACGCATCAGATACCTGAGTATCCGTTTCCATTTTTCCGTGGTAAGAATGGTGGTGTGTACCGCCGTTCAGATGAAGAAGAGGGTGATGTAACCCAAGTGTACGAACATGATTTGTACATCGTTAAACGTTTGGTAGACAACAATGCTGGAGAGGTAGCCCTTGTTAAACTGCACCTGCCAAGAGATGGGGTGAAAGAGTTTGTAATTCCACTGACTGCAATCACAGTCAAAGAAGAATTGAGGAAAGCGTTAGCTCACTACGGCGTAGTGTTGTTTGCAAAACAATTGGATCAAGTGTACATCTACATGATGACATTCATTAAAAACATGCAGGTAGAAAGAAAGGCAGACATTATGAGAACACAATTTGGTTGGGTCGAAGGTGACAGTAAATTCATCCTCGGCGAGCGTGAGATAACTAAAGATGGGGTGTTTTATAGCCCACCATCCCATGCAACAAAAGGTATCGTTGAGCATGTGCATGCCAAGGGCACATTGGAGAAATGGAAAGAAGCATTCAACATGTATGCGTTACCCGGACTTGAGCCCCATGCGTTTGCCGCACTGACATCGTTTGGTTCGCCCTTGCTGAAGTTCACCGGTATGAGTGGTGCGATCATTAACTTGATTCACGAGAAGTCTGGATCAGGTAAATCAACAGCTTTGTTTATGTGTAACAGCGTATACGGACATCCTGTTAAGCTGGCATCGCAGTGGAAGGATACGCCCCAATCCAAGATGCACCGACTAGGTGTGATGAACAACATCTCCAACACGATTGACGAGATTACAAACACATCCCCACTGGAGTTCTCTGATCTGGCTTACAGCATATCTCAGGGTAGGGGCAAGGACAAGATGCGAGCCGACCGAAACGAGATGCGGGTCAATAATACAAGTTGGAACAACATGACCCTGTGCTCATCCAACGCTAGCTTCTATCAAAAGTTGGGTTCCCTAAAGACTTCCCCTGATGGCGAGTCCATGCGCTTGATTGAGTACAAGATTGAGCCAAGTAATGTGATTGATGTTGCTTTGGGCAAAGAGATGTTTGACCATCAACTCAGGGAAAATTATGGTCACGCAGGGGAAATTTATTGCCAATGGCTTGTGAATAACCTTGAGGAAGCCAAAGATTTGGTTCGCCAAATCCAAGCTCGAATCGACAAGGAAGTTAACTTTACTGCACGTGAGCGTTTTTGGTCAGCCGTTTGCGCTTGTAATATTGCCGGTGGATTGATTGCCAAGAGCCTTAGACTGCACGACTACGACATGAAGTTGGTTTACAAGTGGTTGGTCAAGATGCTCAATGACATGAGAGAAGACGTGAAACCTCCAGCGGATCTGCCTATTTCAATACTGGGAGACTACATCAACTCACATTTGCCTAACGCTTTGGTTGTGAATGGCGAAGTAGACTCAAGGAGTGGACTCAACAGCGCACCGCTACAAGAGCCAAGAAATGAGTTGCTCATCCGTTATGAGCCCGACACCAAGAATCTTTATGTAACAGCCAAGTCTTTCAAAGACTACTGCGTTAAGTACCAAATTAACCATAAAGAACTACTAGTCAAACTAAAAAATCTAGGTTTGTACAAAGAAACTATTAATAAGCGCATGGCCAAGGGCATGAAGGTTGTGTCTCCTGCCGTACGAGTATTGATGTTTGATGCTTCATCAACAGAGTTTTTACAGATCGAATATGAAAATAGAGACGGTGAGTTATCAGATCAACTGGAAACGGTTTAGGAAGGGAACTTCTTTCTTCATACCCTGTATTGATGTTAGAGCCGCCCGTGAAACATTGCACACAGTTACAAAACGGCTAAAGATCGACACGATTTCAAAATGTGTCGTTGAAGATGGCATAAAGGGATTGCGGGTATGGAGAGTCTAATTTATAATTCAGGCGTTGGCTTCTTGCAGTTGCCGACATTTCTCCTGTGAAAGTTAGTTCCTTTCATCTTTCAACCCCGCCTATGTGCGGGGATTTTTTATGGGCTTTGCCTTTCCCGTTCGTAAAGAGCTTCCCTAGATGGGCGTATTGCTTGGTCTATTAACGGTACATTATGTTCTGTTAATACTATGCCTTTGTCAGCGCCAGCCCTTTGCTCTGCACGTTTTTCAATAGAGTTAAGTATTTCTTCTGGCGTTATGGCGAACGATGGGTACTTGGCGTCAAACTCTTTTATCTTATCCAAATATGCTTCAAACCGTTCATTATTTGAGTTTCTAAACTCTCTATCAAGATTATTGAGCAATTGAGTTTTTTGGTTATTTATTCGTTGCTCAAGTTTAGATACCTCAAAATTAACATACTGCGCATTTGATAATATATCGGAACGGAAGCCAATGGCCTGCCCAATCAATTCACCTTTTTTGAAGGAGTCAGCTTCAAGTAGTGGGGCACCTTTGTAATCTTTAGCACCCTCAGTTGCATACTTATATGCAGTAACGTAATTGCGGAAACCAGCGGGTACACCTTTTTCTACACCTTTTTGGTAATCCCCATTCATAAACGCTTCGTATGACTCTGCTAGTGACAAGAGCATATTTGCTGCTGGACCAGATTTTTCCAAAGCCATCGCCATTGCACTATCTCTAACTGTCTTGGTCTCTTTGGTATCCCTTGAGAACATGTTATTGATACCAGCACGGTCGGCTACGTTTAAGCCAGTCAGCTTATTAATAAATCCACGCTCTAGCACATCATGGGATGTAGGGAACATCTCGGGTAGAAGTACCGTCCTAAACCATAACTCGGGATTCATTGACCGCAAGTCTTCTGGCATATCGGGGTCTTTGAATATATCTTTCCATGCTTCACCTAATAACCCCATCACTGCGCTAAACCCGGGCAGCCCCACTGCACCTGCCAATATAAACGTAGTCATAAGTGTACCGAAGAACTTTTTAGCCGCTTCAGCTTTGGTGCGCCCGTTCATGGGCTTGATCATCTCTTTGAAGTTCTTAACCAAGAATGTCGTCACGTGCAACGGATACATGGTGAACTGTAATGCAAGTTTGCCGATCGGCCCCTGCATAACCAAAGGACGATTGTATGTGCCGTAGTTGCCAAGGGCTTCATTGGTGTCGGTTACCGCTTGATCTATGGATGTTTTAAAGTCTTTGCCCGCTTGTTGGTTCAAACGGAACGAAGCCAAGTACAGCATCTCACGAGACAAACGTTCAGACGAGTGCATCAAACCGCCGAGCACCAATGCATCTACGGTGTTTTTAGCAAGCTCCATTTTGGGGCCATACAACTTTTCTGTTGGTTTGCTCTTGTAGTCAAAGATTGCGCTGGCGTACGTAGACTTAGAAACATCCCGCGCCATCATTTCTGTAACCGCTTTGCGCTCCAAGGGAGTTAAATCTTTAGAGTGCTCAAGACTGGGCGCAACCCAGTTAACTGAGCCGTCGGCGTTGGTCTTTTTGTAACCGTACAAACTCCAGAACTTCATCATTCTTGTGAGTTCTCTAGCAGCATTAACTGCACCGTATCTGGACAACACAGGCACACCGGTTTGGAACACGCTCAATGGTTGAAGCAACGCAGAAGATGCACCCGATAAATACCAAACAAACGATGCTTTGTTCAATGAACTGGCTATTGCTCCAGCCGCAGTGGGTGGAGGTGGGTTCAACTGATTGGCCACTCGGTCACGCATCTCGCTGACATAAGGTTCTAACTCAGGATGACCCTCAATACTGGTCTTGGCATCACGCAAAGAGTTATGCATCTGCGACGCATACTTGATACGGGCTAATTGAATAGCCATCTTTGAAGTTGTACTGGATACGTTCTGCAAAAAGTCTGTACTGAAACCGGTGATATTCTTACGGTTAATAAACTGTTTGCGGAAACTTTGCTCCGGCATGGTGTTCAAATAGATTTGATAGATTGAATCCATCAATGCTTCTTTGGCATCAGGGTCGGTTAAATCAGAAGACTCGATACTGGAGAAGATGCTCTTGAGCAAATCACTGGAGGCATACGACTCAGTGCGCAGACCCTTGATGTCATTGCCCATCCTGAATTCTTTATCGTGCACCAACTCATCATAATTATCTTTACGACGCTGTTCAAAAGCGGCATCAGATTCACCGGGTTTTTGCTTAATCTTTTCATCTGCCATAGCCTGTGCAGCGGCATCACGCTCCTGCATAGACTGATACATGTAGAACTGACGAGTCTTACCCGTACCGACAGCCAACCAGTAATCTCCACGGCGCACCAATGGGAAGTATGGACTGATCTTTTTGCCTTTTTCGTACAGTTCTCTGAGTTTAGCCATGATGTTGGCTTGCTCAGCAATGCTCAATCCTGACTTAGAAACTTGATCGTTCAGCAGTTGTGTGTAGTAGTCGGCCAAATCTTCAAAGTGGTTTTTGACTAACTTAAATACTTCTTGTCCCTTGGGCCCAAGTTCAGCGTATGCTTTATCTAACCTAGCACTACGTTCTTTAGCCCCAGGATTTGATGGATCAACTTCTGCTATCGTAGATGCAAGCGCAATATCTTCTAACTTACGTTGTAAACTTGGGTCTTCCAAGTATGCATTGTGGATAATCTTGGATATCTCACCGCCAGAAGCCAACAGGTTCTGCATCATCCCAGACATCTTCTGCATTAGCAAATAGGTGTTGCTCAACTCAGGCACTCGGTCTTTAGCCCAGTCGGTTAAAAACTCAGTTGTCGATGCTTTGAGAAGCAACCTGCGCTTTTCGTAATCAATTTTGGCCCACAATCTTCTAAGTGCAGGGATAGCCGCTTTGGGATTACGTGCAATTTGTACAGCCTGTACGCCCTTGGCCATTTCTTCAGCGGTTCTAGATTGGTCGACTTTAGCGAATGCCTCGTCAACTGCTCTTTCAACTTGCTTCTGTGTACGTTGGATTTCAGCAGGGGTTTCTTCTTCGCCCTCTTCTTCCTGCGTTGTAGCCATTGACATGGTTTTGGCAGCTTCATTCTTTTCGCCACGCTCAACCAAACGCTGCATGGGAGTCTTTTGTGCTTCTAAGATACCGCCAGTAATATGCACCAAGTCTGACAGGCCAGTGTAATAGCCATCGCCCAAACCAAATACATTTAGGATAGAACGAACAAACTTACTGAATATAGAGTCTTCAGTGTGTACACCTTTGACCAGATTCAAAAACCCTTGCACATCTTGATCAGACATGCCATAGGCTAAGAACTCATCGGGGTCGGTGAAGATGGTTAAGTCACCATTGGGTTCTTTGACCGACTCAATACGCTCAATCACATCCTTGGACAAATACCCAGCAGCTTTTTCTTCTAGGTATTGCTTCTTAGCCCGAGCCATCAAGTCTTGTATATTGCGAGCAAACTTGGCTAGAGGAGAATTGAGATCGTAGCCACCTTTTAGTGATTTCAATCCGATGCGTAACTTTTGTAGCGTAGCAGCATGCAGTGCTTCGTGAAGCACGTCAATGTTATTGATACCTTGGTGGGGGCCATCTGCCCTAACAAAAATATGTTTTTCACCAGTGGCCAAGTCATAAACGTACGTAGCACGTGCAGTATTCCACATATCAATGTGGTCTTGCAAAGCTTCGGGCAACGGTTCACCTTCTACAACAGAAGTAAATTTAACCCCACCTACAAAGCCAATTAGCTTTTTAGCCAAAAGTCTTTGGAATGCATTACCTGTCTTGGCAACAATCTGCAACGCTTGAGTAGCATTCTTGGCGTAGTTAAACCGAATGTTTGGCGCAGCCCTGCCTGCTCTTGTACCTACCGTAGTAGTGTGACCAACTTCTGTTTTCTTGGCACCCTTGGTCTCATTTGCGATTCTTGCTTCCGCTTTTGTGATGTCCTCGGCATTGGCATGTTTAGCTAAAGTTTCCCCGATTCGTTTGGCAACTGCACGCCCTTGCGTAGCCTTTTTGTGCTTGAGCAAGTTGTATATCGCAGTTTCACGCTCGGCCTTAGATGTTGGGTTCTCAAGTTGAGGAGTTAACTTTTTGTGCGCATCATCCGCAGCTTTGCTGACTCGGTTGTACTCGTTCTTTTCCTCTTGTGTCTTTGGAACGGTAGTCGGTCTTGGTCCACCTTTAGGCCCACGCTTTTGCTTGGGTTCGGTAGGGACTGCTTCAGTTTTAGTTATTTGTTCGTTCTTAGGCACAACCCCCAATTTTTTACCGGCCTCAAATATCTTAGTTTTTTCTTCGGGGTTAATAGATGGATCATCAGCAATAGATTGTCTAAAATCTGCATTCCCTAAATCAGCGGGTATAAAAGGCCAATCTTGGTTCCATCCAGCTTCTTTTTGAGCGTCTAAAGCTATTTGACGTACTGGACTTACAGTAGGTGTTTCTTTTACTGGCTGTTTGGCTGCGGGTGTTTCTTGTCCTTGCGCTTCTGTTTGCTGGGCTTGAGGGGTTTCAGTGCCACTTGGAGGTACTCCTTGATCTTGAGGCTGAGCTTCGGGTTGAACTTGTTGTTGAGCTTGTTGGGCGAGCAGAGCATTACGCTCAGCGGTAATTGCATCCCATTGAGCACGATTCTTTGTGCCTTTACTGGGACGACGGCCTTGGGCTGTTGTGAATTGATTACGCTTTTCTTCAAGCGCTTTGACTTGCTCCGCAATTGACAATGCGGGTGCTGGCGTAGGCTCAGCTACTGGAGCGGGCTGCGCTGTTTCTCCAACATTAGTTGGTCCAGCATTCGGCTCAGCAGAAACCATTCCATCTCGTTGAGGGGTTCCAAGTCCTGCGGTGGGCTGAGTTGTAATGGGCTGGACAGGTGCTCCAGTGCTAACTCCACTTGTTTCAGTGACAGGCTTTCCAACATTTTGTTCCTCCTCTTCAGCAAGCGCATCAGCTTCCCTTTGCTCTTTAATTTGTTTTAATGCCAGTTCCTTGGCTTTCTCAGGCGCATGCCCAGCCGCAATAAAATCTTGCGTGAGCTGATCCTCTTCGGTTTCAACAGGCGTAGATGGTACTTTACTTGCTTGAGCTTCTTGCGCTTCAAGTGCTTGTTGATCTTCTAAGTCTACACGACGTTCAGCTTCACGCTGGGCATCTTCAGGTTCCCAACCTTTTAATTTACCAGCAATTTCATCAATGCGAGCTTGACGTTCTGGCGCAGGTGCAGGT